CGTACCATTTTAACAGCTGCTGTACATCTGCCGCAGGTACTGCATCCTCGAAAAATATGTATAGATGTAATTTCCGGGATTTACTGTAACAAGGACAAAGCGGCATGTCGAAATCTTCGATGGCCGCTATTATATCGTTTATGTTATATTTATATTCGTCAATATCTATTGCTCCGAAGTAACATGTTCCGTCACTCTTGATCGGGGCAATACCAATTGATATCTGTCCACTTAAATGTCTCTGCATTACTGCAGGGGTTACTCGTTCATAGACGAGGCGGGATTCACTTTGTGCTTTGCCGTTTACTATTTCTCCTACTTCTGTAACTCCGTATGCATCTGTGTTCCCGTTAAATAGATTTGTAAAGGATACTATATCATTGTTTGTATACGCCATCTTATTATCCTTAGAGAAAGATAGACCCCTCACTATTTCTAATGAGGGGCCTTAATTTAGAACTCAGAAGATTCTTCAGTCGGAGCTTCGATTGCCTGAACCTCAGCTCTGTTATCGGCAAGTGCAACAGCCTGTGTTGCTACTTCACGTGCAGGTTTTACATAGCTAAGGAACATTTCCTTTGTTGTCCAACCTTTACGTACGATTGATGATTTACCTTCTTTGTTGCAAGAGTAATATGTATTACCCTTCTTGTTTGTATCTTTACCAATTGACATAGTCCATACAGAACTAAACAATGGAGCAGGATTTCCTAATGGAGTACGGAGGTACATCATCTGAGTGTTCCAGCCCTTAAGATACTTGAGGTTTCCTCTTGTAGAACCGAATACGAGGTATCCGTCTTCAAGATGGTCTGGGAGTACAACAAGATACATCCATGTCTCGATGACATCGTTCTTGTTTCCGTCAGCATCAACATGCTCCATTCCCTTGTAGTTATCACCTGTAACTTCAATGGAACCGATTTCATGTGTTGCTACATAACCGCCCTGGTTCTTCTTCCATTCAACCCAAACTTTCTGGAAGTGACAAACGATAACATCGAGTGTTTCGCCGTAGTCTTTTCCACTGATTGAGTTGTAGAAGTGACCAGCCGGAATCTGACCGTTCTGTGTTACATCACTCATTGCCTGAGAGATGAGCAAACGAGGAACGGCTGTTTCCCCTGTGGTCATGTTCTCGAATCCCTGACCTGCTGATTCTTCAATAAAATCCAATGCAGCTTCTTCTTTAGTAGCCATACGCATTCTCCTTCTGTATAAAACAGATATTTAGATAAGATTACGAAGTACTCCTATTAAAGTTTCCTTCTTCAGAGGTATCAGGGTCTACACCTTGGAGGTGGTGTAGTGGGAGAGAGGGGACTGATACCTCTGAAGAAGGAAACTTACCACGATGGCGCAGTAGTAAGTTTCCTGAAGTAAATATGGAAGAAATAATATACTTAATTATACATCAATTCTTCATTTTTGGCAACGATCGCCTGGTAGAAATCGACATGTCGTTAAGACTGTTTAACACCTCGTGTCTCTTCCCAAGCATCGAGTGCTTCACGAGCATCAATACAGGTACCACATGTTCCACATCCACCAACAACACCTTCGTAACAAGAATGTGTATGTTCATAAACCTCACGTGTTGCTCCATTATCAAGACCAAAACGAACTACATGTGCTTTAGTCAAGTTCCATAACGGAGCCCACAGAGATACTCTACCTGCTGTACCCTCCATGATAGCCTTGTCCTGAGCATGAATAAATGCTTCAGTACAATCCGGATATGCAGCTGTACCTTCCCCGTTGTTACGTCTTACAGCATCATCGGCATGTGCTCCATACGCAATTGCATCACACCCTTTGGCGTATGCAATAGCTGCAGCAATTGACAGAAGCATACCATTACGATAAGGAACATAAGCAGAAACAACATCAGTATGTTTGAGCTGCTCTGCATATGATTCATGTGCGATTTCTTTCTTTGAACCGATAAGCAACGCACTACTGTCTTCCAGGCCACCAAAGATTGTTGAGATATCTTTTTCGATGTACTCAACACCTGTGTGTTTAGCCTGCCATTTAGCACATTCAATTTCGACCATATGCTTCTGACCGTAATACATGTTCAACGCTACTACGTTCTCAGCACCCACTCTTTTGATTGCGGCATATAAAAGGGATGTGCTATCAATCCCTCCACTTAATAATACAAGAACTTTTTCCATTATTTCCTCTCTATCAACGCCATTGCTTCGGCGCGTGCTTCCGGTTTATCAAAGAATACACCGCTGACGCGTGATGTTACTGTCTTTGTTCCAGGCTTCTGAATACCTCGCATTGTCATGCACATGTGTTCAGCTTCAACAACAACCATAACACCAATCGGGTTCAAGTTATCGTTAATAGCATCTGCAATCTGTTTTGTTAAACGTTCCTGGACCTGTAATCTACGGCCAAAGCATTCAACAAGTCTTGCGAACTTCGATAGGCCAACAACCTTGTTGCGAGGGATGTAGGCAATGTGAACTTTACCATAAAACGGTGCGAGGTGATGTTCACACTGGCTGAATAAAGGAATGTCTTTGACAACTACTATTCCGTTACCGTTGACATCTCCTCCTGCATCAACATCAAACTGCTTACTAAGGATCTCGGCCGGGTCCTTATTGTAACCATCCAACAATTCATCCCACATCTTAGCAACACGCTTCGGTGTTTCTTCAGCAACACTATCACCCATTGCTTCTTTTGGGAATGTCTTCAACAGCATGTCAGCTGCTTTAATACGTTCGATAATATCCATTACACGACCCCATACCATTTATGTAATTGAATTCCTGCTTTGAAGGTATCAGGATACTGTTTAATAATTTCAATGATGCGGGCCCTACTCTGTGCAAGGTCTGGACCATCACAAGGCTGTAACCAGATAGGGAATTGGAATATACCTACCCAATCCTCCGGCTTAAAGTTGTCATCGACAACAAGCTTGAGTTCGTCGATACGGTCAATATTGTCTCTCCAATCAGTTACATGCTGGAGCCCTTTCATCCATTCTTCACGTTTCGGTGAACATGTGATCCATGTCTTGTCCGGAATAGCATGAATGTGTGTTCCGTTTGTTTCAACGTGTACCTCATGTCCTTTGCCCTGAAGATTGAGAACAAGTTCAGCAATACGAGGATGAATTGTTGGCTCACCTCCTGTAATAACAACATGTGTCTGCATTTCTGCTATGTCAGTATCCAATACAACTTCAGCCTTGCTAAAATCCGTATCACAAAATGGACAAGCGAAATTACAGCCAGGAAGTCTGATGAAAGTACAATAAGTACCCGTCCACTCGCCTTCACCCTGCATTGAATCAAAGACTTCAACAACATTTAGAATCATATGATACGCTCCTCTTCTGCCCAACTACCGTCTGTTTCAGATAAACTAACTTTTACATAGTTGAATCCAAGGAAACATCCCATGAGATATTTCACGATGTTTTCTGCTGTCGATTTACCTTCATCCAACTGAACGAGCCTCATATTGTGTTTAAGCGCCCATGCCAACAGTTCGTTTTCAGCTTCGCTCCTGAACTCAGGTGCGCTGAAAATAATTGCATGGTCGAGCTTATCTACATGCTTCTTGATGTCATTGTAATCAAGAACCATTCCTGTAGTAGCTCCTACAGGACATCCTAAGGTAATTGTACCATGATAGGTATGTCCATGAAGGTTAGCACATTTCCCTTCGTATTGACTCAACATATGAGCGCAATCGAACTTGATATCTTTGCTTATAATCATATAAGCCTCCTACAAATAATTTATTACACGGAGCTAGGTTCCGTGATAGTGAGCCGGTAAGGAATTGAACCTCTGAGTCATACCTCGTGATAGGGCGTCCATAGCCCTGACTTCTTGACCAATCACCTGACTTAATCGGCTCAAAAACGCCCTTAGGAAACATAATACATAGGAATGACGAGATATTAATGGCACTCCTAAGGACTCGCTTTCGCTTGTTGCATTCCGGTCATGCAACTGACCACCCATCCCAGCGATTTGAAGTTACACTGTCAGCATGGTCATCATCGTGGTAAGAAGCAGCAATTCACCTAATGATGTAATCTCTTCTTCGGACAGCTCAATCTGTTTCTTGTCCTTCAACCACGTGGCTACCATTGAAGCCTGCATTTTCCCTGCGGCATCAAACTTGGCTTTCTTTTTCTGTTCTTCTTCAGTTAATTCCATCTGTGTCTCCTGCACTTACGATTTTTCCTGATAAACTACTCGCCCCAGTTTTCTCAGCCAGGGTCTGTAGATCCTTTATCAATGTCTGAACATCATCGTATTTGATTACAATAACGTCAGTATTGAATTCAATTGTAATTGTTAATACATCAGCATCCGGTGTGATAGCATCTGCATGATCGATATTGACCAGGTGGTCATCCACGATTATCCACATTCTGTGCACCTTCTATAATTAAGATTTTCTTGTCTGCATCGAAACGTAAACGCTGTACTGGTGTTCCGTCTGCAAATACAACCTGTTCTGGTCCTTTAGCGGCATTGCGAACCTGCATCAATGCAAGTGTAAGATTATCTACTGTCATTTAACGATAACCTCCATTTCATCGAACTGGAAGAAGTTCAAACCTTTCGGTAAGTCTTCTTTTGTAATTGTCGCAGGGCTGCCTTTCTGGCCCAACTGATCGAGGATGAACGCTTTAATCTTGTTAGTGTTCATCGTACTCTTCTCTTCATATATGCAACCTGACGCTTTCAATGTAGCTGCCTGGCTTTCCGGAACAATAAATTCGCTCTCTGCTAAGTCCGGAGCCCCGTGTGCACGAAGCCATTCAGCTACGTTGTTCTTGTCCTTATCATTCTTGTTAATACTACAGTTTGTTTTAGTAATAACCTGAACCACAGAGCCGTCATCCATTGTAAGCGCAGTGAGACCGTTCATCTTAAACATGGCTGGCAATACATCACGACTATATTTGTTATATGCAGCCTCTGCCTGTTTGAATGCTTCTTCTTTTTCGAGCATATCCCACTGTAGCTCACGTAACTTCTTAACGTGTTCCTTAACCTGTGCCATGAGGCCGACTGTTGTTGTCTCCTCATCTTCTAATTCATAATTATCAGACATCGTAACCCTCCAAACGTCTAATTATTTTTTTGAATCGCATGTTAATCTGCGATATCCTTTGTGTTGATACGTTATATTCCTTTGCTAACGCAGGTAATGTATCTTCTTCATTGGTGTAATACCTCCTTAAGAGTTCCTTATCCCGTTCGCTGAATACGTGCATTGCCTTTTCAACGACTTCCTTAGACCATACATTTTGTATATATGCTTCCTCAGGTGTTGGTGATTCATCCTTTATATTCGTAAATACGAAGTCGTTAGTCATGTCACTCTCGTTAACAATCTTATACTTCTTACGATGGCGGCGTTCCTTCTTAACAGCCTCATCAAGACGCTGTTTCATACGAACACACATAAAAGATGAAAGCGAACCTTTATCAGGATTCCAGGCATCTAAGCCTGTCCAGTACCCAATGTAGCAATACTGAATTGCATCGTCCTTTTCAAGTCCATAACGCCTATAATACTTCAACGCAATGTAGTAAATGAGGCGTTTATCCTCATTCAGATGTTGTAGTTTCTCCTCTTGCGTCATCATCCTGTTCCACCCATATTATAGACTTGCCATTGACAGTACATGGCCATAAAGCTGTAGGTAATTTCTTATCCATGGCTTCATCTGAAGGGCAGCCATCATGTGTGTCATAATAGCACCCTTTACAACCACATTGTGCTTCTTTTTGAACTAACATACTTACTCCGGTAGTAATGGATTATCTACGAGAAGGCTTTCACCGAAGATCTCTTTTGCTATTGGACCCATGCCTGCTCTAGTATCGCATATGTCACGTCCTAAGCGGTTGTCCTGACGATACGGATCATAGATATGTTCCTTAGCATCATCGAACTTAATTGATAAAGAATCACTACCACCAACAGGAGGTATTGAATCTCCTTTTATAAGACCAACAACAGCTCCTACAATTATACACACAATGGGTAAAACTACCATAACAACGAATGCTTCGTCCATAGTCTCCCTCGCTAGAAGATTACAACTTCGCCTTCTACATTCTTAATAGTATATTCTTCGTTGAAGACTTCGTCTGTTTTAGTTAACATGTCCTCAACTGAAGTATCCCTGATGTAGTCAGCAAGTTGTTTCTTCTGTTTCAAAGCCGCATATACCTTCATATCGATCGTATCACTCATAACATAATCCAAATAAATACATGGGTGTCTCTGACCACTACGATAAATACGTGCTTCCACCTGAATTCTATCTTCCAACGAGAATGTGTTAGAATAGAATATCATGTGATTACAATGTTCCTGCAAGTTAAATCCCATACTGATAACTCGAATGTTTGCTACCATTATGTTGTATTTACCCTGCTTGAATCCGTCAATAGATCCAACCTTCTTCCAACCAGTCATCAAACATACTTTGTATCCTTCTTCCGTTAAGGCGTCATAGATACGTTCTGCTTCCGCACTGAAGTGACAAACAATAATACACTGATTGTTAGTAATACCCTCGGTATCACAGATTTCTTCAACATCGACCAGTAACTGATCAATCTTCGGTAAATCATCGAACCATGTAATCTTGTTTGGTGGTGGGTCTTCCATCTCGTCTTCAGGAAGCTGTTCCGATGAAACAAATCCTGAAGCTATTTGCTGTAATCTTATATAAGCTGTAAGTTTCGATTTAGCCTCGACCTTTTCATCCTTATACAAAGTTACGAAATAAGTTTCCAGCTCTCTATATACACGAGCCTGTTCAGCACTCATGTCCAACAACTTACGATTGTATACACGCTGTGGCATATCAATACAATCTTCAATCTTAACAAACATAGCAATCTCGAGCATCTTGTCTCTCAACTGATCAACGTTACGGAACGGACCTTCGTAATGATCCTGTCTCTGAATAACGTCATATGTTGAAAGGCTAACACCGTGGAGTGCGTTTGCTTTCTCGAATGTCTCACACGCTTTAATATCGTTCCAGGCGTCTTCGTTAATTAAGATACGAATCACGCGACCGTTAACCTGAATGGCATGGAACATACCGTATTTATTTTGGAAGCCGTACCAGTTAACTCCGAAATAACCTGGACGGAGGAATTCGAACATTGGCCATACATCGAACGGACCGTTTGTTACAGGTGTTC